CTGCAAGTACAATGATAGGTATTTGCAATTTTTCTATTGTTGTGAGAATTTTATTCATTATTTCTAATTTTCATCAAAGTAAACTAATTTATTTATTATATGCAAATATTTTTTACTTTATTTAATATTCTTTAATGATTATTTAACATTAAGGTATAAAAAAAGGGGGTATAAAACCCCCCTTTAATAATATAATCTCTAATGATTATAGAGCAGCAATCACTGTTGCGAATGAACCTCTACATAGAGCATTTGGAAGATAAGTTGTGAAACCTAATCTTTCTTGAACTCTAACTGTTATAAAGTTCTTTTGAACATTATCAGAATCTTGCTCGAAGAATTCAACACTAATGTTCTCTCTCTGCCAAATCTGTGCAGCTTGACTAAAGTTACCTACGATAAACTCTCCCTCTGCCATTGCAGTTGAGATTCTTACAGGTACTCCCATAAATGTTGGTTGTAGTCCTTGATAAACTTGATCTTTTAGATATCTGTTGTCAGAATCTTTAAGAGCAAGAATTTTGTGGAAATCAGTTGGGTGTAATAAAATACCATCTGAAGTATAGTTAGCTTTTGCCACTTGGTTTAATGCAGTTATAAGTACATCAAATTGTTGTGGGTTAGCAAAGTCAGCAGCACCAAAACCTGATGCACCTGTACTCCAAACTGTAGCTGAATTTCTTAATCCCTCTAAATTTGGTGCAGTACCATTACCACCTAATAACTGGTCATCTTCTACTGCCATAAGTTTACTTGGAACTCTTGCTGAAATATATGAACTTAATTGTTCAGTATCTTCCATCATTTGTCTTGATAATCTTAGGTATGTACCAATCGTTTCGACAGGTGCAGTTGATGCAGTTAAGTTAAAATCTGTTTGACCTAAAGCAGAACCCTCTGCCGTAGCAGCAGCACCTTGTGTATAAGCACTTTCTTTTACAAATCTGATTAGATCAGAATTTGTAGTTCCCACAGGAACAATTTGTCTTATATGTACTGCATTACTTGGATCAAACTTGTATCCAGGTACTCTTGTCGCTGCGATAACCTCACCAGTATAATCTGCACCAGTTGTCATATCAGCTTTAACTTCAAATGATGAAGCTCTTGATTTACCTTTTTTAAGTGCTTCAATAGCACCACCATCAATCGCATCTTTAATTGCAGATTTGAAGTTCATTGGCTTACTATCTACGGCATTTTTTTTAGCTGCCATTTCGATAATATCCATTCTCTTTTGCATTTCATCATTCTTTGCAAGATAGTCGTTAGTTAAGTTTGAAATCTCACTCTTAAGTGATTCTTCAACCTCGCCTTTAGCGTTATCTTGTGCCGAATTAAATGCTTTTTCAATTTTAGAATCAACTAAATCTCCGATTTGGTCTAATTCTTTTTTGATTTCATCGTTCATTTTTTACGAATTTAATTTATTAAACAAATAATTATAAATATCACTATTATCAGCTTTTATCTGTGTCGGCTCTGTAACTTCAATTTCGGTTGGCAAAGTGGCACTATCGTTAAAAATAGATTTTAGCTTAACGAGTTCTGCTTCGATAGCATAACCCATATTGTCAGAAATGTTACCCTTGCGAATTAACTTCACAAGTTTATCAAATCTTTTCAATACTTTCTCCTTATCTACATTCCCTTTTACATCTAATATCATTGCTTCATCATTTGCAGCAAGTGTAACGGCAGAAATCTCATAGAGTTTTACCTCTGTTAGTTTTCTATTGTAATCATCACCCATTCCTGCTTCTTTTTGTAGTGGTAATATACCAACACTATTTTCGGTAATTACTCCTGCTTTCATAAGTTCTAATACATCAGTTCCAAGTTGAGTTTTTGGTATTTTCGCTTCAAACATTAATCCTTTGTCATCTTCATATAGGTTTACCATTTTTCCTAAAGGTTGATCCATATTGTGCTGATATAGGTATTTAACACGACTACCATTTTCCATAATCGTTTTTGTATATGCACCAGGTGTAATTATATCACCATCACTATCTACATTGTTAAACACAGAACCATAACCTTTTACGATTCCACTCTTTTCATCGGCATCAATTAATTCACCGATTGGACTTGACTTATATATTATATTTTCCATTTTACAAAGATATTAATTTTAATTGTTTTCATTTTCTTGTAGTGCATCATTAATAATTGCAACACTACCTGCTGCAACCAAACTATTTACAACACCACCTTGTCTTTCATTTAAAGTTTCTTCTTTTGGAAAAGGTGCATTGGTACATCTACAATTAATGACATTGGCAGCACTTCCTCTACTATCACCTGGATAACTTAATTCCTCACCACCAACTAAAAAGTTTTTATCCATATCGACTACTTGTCCATTGGCTTCTATATGATCTATTCGTGTTCTACTATCAAAAGTTGCAATCCATTCCTTTTGTAGATTCTCTTTACCAAAAACATCAGTAGCACTTTGATTGGTCGCATAATTAGCAGCATTTACACTTTCGGTTCTAACAATTCGTTTTGCATTATTAACCGACATATTTTTAAACTTCTTTCGCAGTATTCTTCCTGCTTGTACCTCATTCATTGATTGAAAGTCAGGATCTGCCATATATCTTTGTAAAACCCTTACTAATTCTTTTTTACGATTACCACCAACACTCACAACTCTTGCACCTGCTACTTGACTACCTATATATGCAAACTTTTCATTCCATATATCCATATAATCCATATCAATATTTTTAGTAATGTATTTCTCAAAGTTTTGAGCATACCACTTGGCAAACTTATTTCCAACCTCTTGATAAAGTTCAACATAAAGATTTATTAAGTCGCTATCCTTAAACTTAAATTGCAAGTCAGGTATTTGTTTATTGGCTTTTAGAAACTCATCAATTATTTGATTGTTTTCACTAACAAGATATTTTGTCCATTTCTTGTCTTGTTTCGCTTCCTCAATGTCTAATTGATTAAGCCAATCTTTATGATAGTTTTTTTTGAATTTTTTAGTCAGCATTTTGAGAAATCCTTTTTGCCCAAGAAATCATTGCTTTACCACCCCAAAGATTATAAGCCACATACCCTTTGTCTTTATAAGGTTCGTTTCTGTAATCCTCTGATATTTTTGCATTATCCTCGTGTCTTGCTAAAAAGCTATTAATTCTTTTTACAGTATCAAGTGATATTGGTTCTCTATTTGCAAGTTGATTTGCTCGTTTCCAACCAACTTCTGTACCACCCTTGACTACATCACGACCATATTTCTCTCTCCATTCTAACATTCTCTTTGCATTGTTAGTAGCACCTTGTGGGTAATCATTATAGCTTTCGGCTTTAGTAATCGATTTCTTGCTTGACATTGGGTGTCCACTTGGTAAAAGGTCTGTGTCGTGTTTACCACTTCTAAATTTACCATTACGAAGAACATATAAAAATGAATTTACTCTTGCATAAGCCCATTGATCTTCACTTGTAACACTTGGTCTTACTGATGATGGATTGTTTCTATATGCACCAACACCTCTATTGAATACAGTTTGCAAAGTTCTATAAGAAGTTCTTTTTGATTTATTGTCGCCAACTTTCTCGTTATGTTCCTCTACCTTGTTTTTAAGACCAGTTTCTACTGCACTACCAGGTTTTACTGGTTTGTCAATATATTCATCTTTAACATCTTGTCCAATAATCGCAATATAATCTTCGTGTGATGCACACGGCATATAAATCTTATTTCCATTATCATCGTGTGAATGAACACCTTGACAACCTATTGCTTCTGCTCTTTCACTTGCTTCGGTTTCGGTTGTATAGACATCTCTACGAACCTCTCTCTTAACATCAAGAAGTTCATCGTAATTTACTTTAACACTTTTAAAATCATCTGCAATCACTTCATCTTGTAATGGCATAAGATTCATTGGAATATAGTAGTCATTAAGTTTTTCATTGTCAGCTTCAACACCATAACTCATTGCTTGTCTTTTCTCATTTGGAGTTAGCCACCAAGCCTGACTCATTTGCCCAACAACTTTATCCATTTCCTCTTGCATTTCAGAAATGCTTGTGTAATCAAAGTCAATGTATAGTTTGTCGCCATAAGCAGGAACTAACCATCTGTTTAATTCATCTTTGATTTTATTAAGTTCAGGAATTACTGCATTTTGATACAATGTCTTTTTAGCTTCTATTACATTGTTGTATGTAGAAGATTCTGTGTTGTTTAAAAGAACTGCAGGAACAGAATAAATATTACATAAATCTTTAATACTTGCATTGTATTGTTCTATAAGAGATAAATCAGATGCAGACATTCCAAAGTTAATCCAAGATAGTTTCTTTGGTGTTATTACAATATCACCTGCACTATTAGAACCTTGATAGTTTTGTCTAAACTTCTCTTTTAATTGTTGTGCTTGAACTTCATTAATATCCCCCTCATCACTCATAAGCACACCTCTTGCAGTTTGATTCTGTAAATACTTCGCACCAGTTGTAACTGCTTCGTTATTCGTATCTAATGATCTTAAACCTGCTTTAAGTGGTGACATTCCGTACAAATGACTACCAGTTCCATCATAATAAGGGTTAAAATCTTTAATGTGGCAAATATCCTCTGCTGCCATCTTATATTGCCCATTGTAATCTAATGAGTATGATTTTACTGGATCAAATATTCCACCACTATTAATTTCTACCTTTTGACTTGGTAATACATATAATTCTTTGAATTTACCTTGATTAGCACCTGTATCAGGTTTTAAACCATAGATGTAACGATTACCAGTTAGTTTACCAAAAGCTATTATCTCTTGAATCCAAGCATTGTAGGATTGTGCAGGATTAGGTCTTGATAGTAATTCGTGTAATTCAGTATCTGCTACTTCTTCAAGAGCGTGTTTTCTTAAAACCTCTGCTTTGTGTAATGCAGAACCATTAGCGATACCACTTGTCATTGCTTTGTATCTCTTTAACTCATTCTCACTTTTAATCTCATATATCTGAAATGGAATTGTTGCTGCCGTTTTAGCAATAAGATTTACAATAGAATATATAGTTGTGTTGTATTGATAACCCTTTTCAATGTATGTACTATCGTTTTCAGGATTCCAAATAATACTATTCCCTATGTAGTTATATATCGCTTTATTAAACTCTGCATTAGTTTGTTGAAAATTCTTTGATACGAGTTTCTGAAATCTTGATAATATTGATGCCATCGAATAACTTTTATTTTACAAAAATACTAATTAAATTACAAAAAAGTTTTCTTTCTTACCAAAGGAAGAATAAACGGCATAACGAATAGAATCCATTAAGTGATTTTCCTTGTCTTGTGGCTTATTTATTATTGTTCCATCTTTTAATTGTTCCCAATAATAACTTTGATATTCTCGTAATATATTCTTTGATTCATTGCTTACATAAATATCAAACTCTTTTAATTTAGATATTCCTGCATTTATACTTCCTTGACCTTTTGTAGCAGGTTTTATATATAGCCCTAATCTTCTCATCTCCTCAATAGATTTAGGTTCAGCAGAATCAGCGTAAGTAATTACCTCGCCATACCCTTTCGCTTTTAAAATATCTACAATATCGCTATTAGTTAAACCCTTTTGGTAAAGTATTTCGTGTAAATAAACCCTATCGTGCTTTTTAAAGACAAGAACACAAGCAGTTGGATGATTACTATACCCATAATCAATTCCTACAATCCCCTCTACATCTAAATCAAATTCAGGAAATTCATCGTAATCAATAAAAGTCCAGTTGTTAAATATTTGTCTTGCACTAAAGATTGCTTGTAATCCTTCTCCATATACTCTCCAGTAATCAGGATCACGAAGTTTCATTCTCTCTATTTCGTGAACTAACTCATCTGACAAGAAGTTATTGTCCTTGTATGTTGTTACCCAAGTGTCGCAATCATCTCTTGGAATTAGGT